CCATTTGTTGCTCGAGACATAAGCGCATCGAATTCAGCGCGAGCGGGAGTACCGCGTTCGAATCCATCAATATATTCAATGTTCATTCTCAACTGTTCAAAATTCTCGTCTAACTTATCAGGTCGAAAATCGTATCCCGCTCTAGCCCAATGGCGAGCGCCATCCCACGCCGTACCAACCTCAATATAACCAAAACCTTTAGCCGTATACCAAGCCTCAGATTGTTTGATTAGTTCCTGACCAAAACCTGTTCCTCTATATTCCTCATCCCCAATAGCAAGAACTTCATGCTCAACAGCCCAAACGCCATCTCTCTGAAAAAAGCGACGAGCAACTTCACCGACTTCTTCGCCATCTTCGTTTGTAATCACGCCTCGAACATAAAGATTTTTTCCATCTCGGGATACTTCATAAATTTGAGAATTCAATGTATGTTCTGTTCCGTCAGGATTTGTTCCTGTATGCGAAACTCCATAAACCTCATCAAAGTATGGTTGTAAGTCTTGAGGGTCATTTTCAGAATAACTACCCTCTTCGATACGGATGCGTTCTGCTAATTCATCACGATTATCTTCAATGTATTCATTGGTGACCATTTCAGTCATCTGCTCTTGAACACGAATCTGTTCACTTTCAGACATCTGAGAAATTTCGTATTGTCGGTCTGCTAACCGTTCTTGTACACGCTCTTGAATAGCCTCGTACATATCTCTATCATTTTCAACCATCAATCTGATTTCGCTATCTTCGACATCTCTTGGGTCGGACATAACATTATTCAAATCATCAATAGATGGTCCGCGGTCTTTCATGGCTTCCATGCGAGTTCTTTCCTCGTCTGTATAACCACGCGCCCAGTTTCCGTGTTCGGATTGGTCGTGTTCGCCGTGCTTGAGTACGGGCTTCAACCCATACTCAAAATAAATTACTTTTGTTGCTGAGAAGGCTTTGCCAACTTCGCCCAAATCTCTTTGGCGTAGTTGTCTATCTCTTCGTCGGTCATCTTCGATATATCGGGAAGTTGAACCGCCTCGAGTTTTTTCGATGCCACCTGTTCCTCCTGTCGGAATTTCTTTGAAGTTTGCTACATCCCAAATTGAGATTTGGTCGCGCTCGCGCCCACGGCTTGTAGCCTCCGCTTCATCTTGGATGTTTTCGGAAACATCAAGATAAACCTGTCCATCCTCGGTATTGTGCCATAAACCGAGGTAGTTATTCGAATTATTGAACTCTGCCTTATGCTGTTTCATGTAGGAGGACAGAATCTCGGCGCCCTTAGCCTCATCGAAAAACTCATCAGCCTTGACTATCGCGGCGAACTTCTTACCCTTGGCGACCATAAAGCCCTTTGTAGGCTCAGAGCCATCCTTGAGATTGACCGAGAGACCGCCGTTCTCTTTGACCCTATCCAGCGTCGAGCGGACTACTTCAGGGGCTACTTCAATCCCATGCGCCCAGTTACCATGGCTTGACTGGTCATGGTCACCATGTTTGATTACGGGGCGGTATCCATCAGGGAGTGCGATTGTAATAGTCATTATCGCCGCCTATCAGGTGGAATGATAATCATGGTACAGCGGCAATGCGGATGAATTCTCCCAGGAGTTTCATCACCGTTGGAGAAAGCAGAATTCCAAGGAACAATCTCTCCATCAAGTTCCAAACAATCAGGGCAAGTGCGTTCATCTTGAGCGATAACCCACATCTTTTGGGACTCAGCATCCACATAACCTTCGTCAGCGGCTTGCTTCCATCCCTCGTATCGTCCCTCGTTTTGAGCAATCTGAATCTCTGTTCGAGCAATCATTGTTGCCCGCTTGCTCTTGAGTGAATCTGAATATCGTGCGGCTCGTTCCATAGCGCGGGCGCGGGCTGTCTCTTCTTTCATTCCGCCGCGAAGAAGGCGGGCGAACTCTTTCTTTTCAAAGTTTGTTACAGCCTTTGCCCATTGCGGATGAAGTCCGACAACATTTTTGATTCGGCGGGCTGTTGCTCTGTAATCAATTTGGTCGTTGAAAGCCTCAATGATTGTTTGTCTAATTGCGTTACGAGTCATCTCATCTATCGCAATTACCAATTCTCCAGCGCGGCGTTGAGCAAACGCCAGGGAGTTTGGATTTGTCTTATTGAAAGACATTGTGAATTCAATCTTTGGCTTACCTGGTTTTGCCCACATGGGAATTTGAGTAAAGGTCATGTTTGCCATTGGTTTTTTATTAGCAATTTGAACTTTGCTTGGGATAAAGGCTGGCAACGCTAATTTAGGAGCAATGCTTTGAATCTGTTGAATTGCTTCTTTGCCGCCAATATCAATGGCAGAAATGAGTGCCTCTTCAATTCTTTTTTGATTGGCGATAGAGATACTGGTAAGAACGCGGTTCAAGGTTTCAGGGTCAATGCGACGGACTAACTTCTCTAAATCTTTGATACTGATTTTATCTGTTGCTCTTTGAATCGCATCAAAAAGAACTCTTGCTAAAACCTGCTCTTCAGCACTTAGAGGGATTCGGCGAGGGCGCTCTGCTTTCGCAAAATGAATCATCTCTAACCAACTTCAGGAGTTTTCGGAATCAATTCCTCGGGTTTAGGCGGGGCTACTGGTAACGCTTCTTCTCCCGATGTTGTTGGTTCGGCAGATGGTACTGCTCCAGCATCAGGCATTGGGGCGCCTTCAGGCATTGGAGGCATACCAAAATTTTGTCCATCATGCTCGGCGGGTGGTAGACCAGCCAAGTCGCGTAGATACTCTTCCAACTTAGGGTCAGGCACGATAGCGCCAGTTTGTACCAAGCCACCGACAAATCCAGCAATCTCGTTCAAATCAACATGGCTTACTTCACCATAAGTTAGATAAGGAGCGCGAGATACATCCATGCCATTGAGTTTCAATAAACGAGGGATAGCGTGTTGGTTCATGACTTCAGCGATGTTCTTAGCGATTGAATCAACTGCCATTGACCACAAATCCATCTTGGAAGTTCCAAGGGCGTAAGAACCAACGCGGTCAGAGCCTAGAAGAATGAAGTCAGAGAGAATTGACATAGCAATTCTTTGGTCGTAGCGCTGAATAATCTTGTCAGTATCGAACTGGCGTGAGCCGCCTGATGAGAGCAGAACTAAATCAAATACTTTGTGTCCTTGGTCGTCATACATAGATGGCATGATGACGCCTTCTTGTTCATTACGCTTGATAGATGTAACGATGTCTTTGATTGTTGCCAAAACTGCGGCTTGTTCAGTTGTAGCCGCTGAAGATAGAAACTCAGGTGGAACATAAGCGACTGGCAAACCTGCTAAGTCACGCTCAATACCGATTGCCTCAATCTCTTCAATGCGGCGCTTGAAATACCAAGAGCGGTAAGCGTTACGAAGAATTGAACGACCTTCAGGGTTATTCTTTTGAGTTGTGGTGCGGAATAACAAAGCCTTCTCGATTGGAATGTGGTGGATACCGCCCGAGGATGGGTCCACTTGGACCATTCCTTGAATACCGCCATCATCATCCATCATCCAACGGAACAAAGTTTCTTGAGCGCGAATTGGCATCTTGCGCCAACCAATGCGTCCATCATTGTATTTAGATTTTCTGCGTGGGTCTTTTTGGTCTCCCTCACGGACCTTGTAAACAATTTCATGATATGAATAACCAAAGATAAGCATTGAGAGCATCTGAGATAAAGTTGAATCCCAGGACTCGCTCATATCGTTCAAGCAAGATTCAATGAAAGCGGCAACTTCTTTATCTTCAGGAGTAATGTCACCGTCATGTGAATTATCTGAATATGGGTCTACTCGCCATTCAAGACGAGTAATAACTTTCTCGATTGCGAATAACATTGAGCCAATGGTCGGGTCATTGTCCGCCATCTCTCGATAAACTTTTGCTCCACGCTGTCCGCGTAGATTGACTAGGAATTCTTCAAAGACCGTACCGCCTGAACGACGCAGACCAGTAGAGCCAAACTCCGATAAATCGGGCGTTATTTTGTCAGCCATCTAACCCTCTACTCTTTGGTTGCTAATCCTACGACGATTGCGATTGCCTGTTCTTGATTGAATCCTGCTTTTATCAACTCCGAGAACAATTCATGAGTCTGAATAGCGAAAGCCCCCAATACAGACATGACTCCCTCACGATTGGGCGAAAGGTCGTCATACACCTCACGATTATAGCGTTAGGTGATTTTAGCCTTTTATTCTCCGTCTAAAACAAGTTCAATAGAATTGAGGCGGAAAGTTGCTGTTTCAATAGCAAACTTCCGTGCTAAATCTTTTGTCCCTGCTTGTGCGTACTCGCGTTCCTCAAGCAATGCGCCTAATTGGTCAAAACGCTTGAAGATAACTTTGAACGGAAGTTCAAGAGCGCTCGTTGTCATGTGGACTTCTACATATTCTTTCGGAGCAATCTCCATAGAAATATATGGGCGACCATTCGGAGAGACCACAGTTTTTGCGTTAGGAAGTTCCTTTACAAAAAAATCTGTCCAAGCCATTTTCAACTCCTTTCGAGAGTTTTTCAACCCCAATAATACCCTATACGGGTTAGAAAGGAAATGCTTCAGGAACTTCGGGTTCCTTCTTCCATGTCGGTGCGGTCCAAGGGTCTATCTCAGAATCGCCTTCAGCGTTACGGCGTATCTCAACTACATTGACAATATGGCGCTTGAGGTCCACTCCAACATTGAAAGCGGTTACGGTCATCTTGCCTTTTTTCTCTCCTGAAGTTTTATCCTCCCAGGACTCCCAAACTGCCGTCCCCTGAATGATTACTCCCATGCCCTTCTTCAAAGATTCGCAAACATTCTCAGCAAGTTTGTTCCAGCACTTGATAGACCATGGAGTGACATCTGTATTTTCCCAAGTGCCATCAGGTTTCTTTACTGACTTAGATGAAATGATTGTGAATGTAGCCATTGCCTTACCGTTCGGCGTAAACCGAAGTTCAGGGTCATTGGCTAAATTTCCAGCGATTGCTATTGCGGTCATGCTACATACCTCTCGTTAGTTATTGGTTTGGCGATTATGTTTAGTTTTTTTCTAAGTGTGTCGCGTTCAGTTGTAGTTGTTCCACCCCAAATACCGACTACTTTGTAATGTAACGCATAGGTCAGACATTCTGCTTTCCAGTAGCATCCATTACAAATCTTCTTTGCTCTCTTGTTCTCCTCCGTTATCCCCTGGCTGTCGGGAAAAAAGAAATCTGTCTCTATCCCCCAACAACTCGCTCCCTCGAAATTCCATGGCATCAATATCTTCAATCTCTAGTTCCTCTCCAACAATTAGACGATTAGGGGAAGAGGCATCTAACTTAGCGATTACTCGCCCATTACGCCATACTTTTCCGCCAACAATTCCGTCATAAGCATTAGATTTAGGCTCAACTAAAGATTCACACTCGGTCCAAAAGGGACACCTCGCACAATAATTCAATCCTGGTTGTGCTAAATCAAGATTGAATTGGTCGAAGAGCCAAGGGTCTGCCTCACGGCATGACGCTAAAGATACAAATGAACCCATGTTGAAATGGTATCTTTACGATTCTTTATTCTCGTTGATTTGATTTATACCGCGTGTCGCCCAATCTCCGTAGCGCTCGCGGATTAGTTGATTGAGAAGTTTGATTCTCTCTTCTTCATTCGTTGGTCGGTTTGTCTCTGAGTCCGACATCATCATTTTCCTCCCAGGTTTTTATCGCATGATGAATCAGCCCTTGATGGCGCCAATCAGGATTTTGGTCATCGGCAAGAGTAAGCGTCCAGTAATCCTTATCGCCCTCGCCCATCCATTCGGATACGAGAACCCAACCCGTACAGATTGCTGGTTCAATAAAGGCGATGCGCCCGATTTCGGCGAGCGCATCGTCTATTACTGAAGGCTTATTATGCTCTTCTTCATTTCCCATTCGGGCAGGTTAGTACCAAAAATTCTTGGTCCAAAACCGCCACGCCGTACAGGGATTTTGATAGCGAGATTCGATATAGATAAATCCGCGTTCAATCTGAACCTCAACCGATAAGTCAGGGTCGAGTCCGAGAATCTGCGGGATGCCGCCAGCATGGAGTTTCTCACCATTCTGATACACGGCTTGTTTGTTATAGGCATCGGGACGCCAATTAGATTCTCTCGTCCACAGCGATAGGAGACATTCCCATTGCGTAGGTGTATCCCATCCATATTCGTGTAGGCGCTTTTG